TAGACAATAAGACTTGGAATAAGCAGGAGCTGCTTACTGAGATGGCAGATGATAAGTTTTATTATGACTACTTAGGAGTTAACGCTCTTTCTAGTAGTTCTGTAAAGAAACTACTTGACTCGCCAAAGGCTTATGAGGATTCATTAATCAAAACAAGTAGCAAAATAATACCTGCTTTTGAGTTTGGTTGGCTATTCCATACTGCTATACTAGAGCCTCACGTTTACGAGAAGCAACACTTTGTAGATATAAAGTCTAGGAATACAAATGTATTTAAAGAGGCATTGTCTGAACACGGTAGAGTATTCACCTACAAGGAGAGAGATGAGGTTGAGAGATTAGCTGAGGCTTTCTATAATAACTCTATGGCTATGGAATTGATGGAGAACACTAGGAAAGAAGTTCCTGCTATTGAGAATTTATTCGATATACCATTTCGTGGCAAGGCAGATGTTCTTGGAGATGGTGTCATTATAGATTTAAAGACTACAGGAAATATAAATAAATTTGAGTATTCAGCAAGGGAATATAAATATGGATGTCAGGCTTATATATATTGCAAGTTGTTTAATGTGGACTATAGAGACTTTACCTTTATAGCTATAGACAAGACTACTGCTACTATAGGATTCTATGGGGTTAGTGAGAGAAGCTACTATGATGGAGAGAGAGATGTTGAACAAGCTGTAATGATTTACAATGAATTCTTTGTAAATAAGAATAGAGATGTATTTGATTACCAAATAGAGGGAGAAATATAAATGAGTTACCTTACTAAGAAGGAATGTTACGATGACGTATTGAAGTCTTTAAAGCTAAATATAATTAGCTATCCTGATAAGCAATTACTTTTAAAGTATTATGAGGAGGATGAAGATTATCTTTGTTGTCAAGGAGTTTTAGAAGCGTATAATGATTATGAAAAATTATTACTATTATGAAATTAGATGAGATTAGAAAGTTAGTGAGTTTAGAAGCAGGAGTAGATATAACTCTAGAAACACGAAAAAGGCAGGTTGTATATGCTAGGGCAATATACTTCAAGTTATGCAGGGAGTTTACTATGCAGCCATTGAGTGTTATAGGCAGGGAAGTTGGAAGAGACCACGCAACTGTATTACACGGAATAAACATTTTTAATGATGTTATATCTGAGTTTGAAATGGAATACAATAAGATATACGAGAGAGTTAAGTCTGTTGTGATTAGCAGCGATGCCAATAAAGAAAAGTATTTTGAACCTGATGTATATTACAAGAAGAAGTATTTGGAATTATTTGAAGAGAATAGAATTATTCGCCATAAATTCAAATTCCTGTTGTCTCAGTTAAAGCATCACGGCAATAAGTTTACTGATAAGAAGGAGTTTCAGATATGAAAAGTAATTATAGACCGCTACCTGTGGGATTAACTATAGGCAATAGTCCTATAGATGGACTAGGACTTATAGCTGATGAAGACTTTGAGTCAGGATATAGCTTTGGAATTACTCACGTTTGGTTAGACAATGGAGAAGTTATAAGAACACCTTTAGGTGGTTTCATAAACCATAGCGATAAGCCTAATTGCAAGATAATAGAATGTGAAGCTGAGAAGACTAGAGTTGTTCACGCAATAAGACCCATAAAGAAAGGGGAGGAAATTACGGTTAAATATACTCTTTATAAAATATAACAATATGAATGAACAAGAGGAAGATAAAGAAAAGAAAGTAGATGGTCGTAAGAACAACGGAGCTGTCAAGGGAGTCTACAGAGGTCAAGGGAGACCACGTAAGTCCAAGGATAAGGACATAGCTAATATGACTTTAAACGCAATGAAGAAAGCCTTTGGGAGTGAAGAGAAGGCTTGGGTAGAGATTGCTAAGTTAGCTAAGACTGGTTCTACTCAGCATATGAAATGGCTATTGGAATATAGATATGGTAGACCAAAAGAACAACAGAACATACAAATAGATACGAAAGTAAACATCCCCATTATAGATTTCTTTCCTACTAAAACAATAGATTTAACACCTAAAATAGAAAACAATGAGCGTAGCGAAGATAATAAGGAATCCTAAAGATATGCCTGTAGACTTTTGGAATTATAGAGTAAATCCAATAGTAGGATATTACATCAAACCTATTAAGATAAGAGACTTAGGTAAAAGAGATGTCAAGACCGATGAGTAATGTTTCCTTAAATTCTAAGTATAAAGGGTTAAACTCCGACAGTAGGTACTTTGTAATTACTGGTGGTCGAGGTTCCGGTAAGTCTTTTAGTATTACTGTGTTTTTAGTATTGCTTACATTCGAGGAGAACAACAAAGTATTGTTTACTAGGTATACAATGAGTTCAGCCGGTATGAGTATTATTCCTGAATTTATAGAGAAGTTGGAATTGATGGGATTGCTTGAACACTTTACTATTACCAAGTTTGAGATAATAAACAATCTAACAGGCAGCTCAATATACTTCTCAGGAATTAAGACTGCTAGTGGAGACCAAACTGCAAAGCTAAAGTCTATTAGTGGGGTTAACACTTTTGTGCTTGATGAGGCAGAGGAATTGCAGGAGGAAGAGAACTTTGATAAGATAGATTTCTCTATACGAGCTAAGGGAGTTAAGAACAGATGCCTATTGATTCTAAACCCTGCTACTAAGGAACATTGGATTTATCAGAGGTTCTTTCAGAACAGAGGTATTCCTGATGGATTTAATGGTACTAAAGATGGTGTAACTTATATCCATACAACCTACGAAGACAATAGAGATAACCTGTCTGAATCATTCCTGAAGGAGATTGAGAGAATGAAGCAGAGAAGACCTAATCATTATAGGCATCAAATACTAGGGGGATGGCTACAGAAGGCAGAAGGAGTTATCTTTACTGACTGGCAGATAGGTAAATTCAATACTGAAATAGATTCAATATTTGGATTAGACATCGGATTTTCTAGAGATGAGTCTGTATTGGTTGAAGGCTGTGTGGACAAGGTTCGCAAAATAATATGGCTTAAAGAGCACTTCTACAAGAAAGGACTGGTTACCTCCAATATATATGAATTGTGCCTTAGATACGCAGGAAAACGCCTTATAGTGATTGATAACTCTGAGCCTAGGCTACGAGCAGAATTAAATTCAAGAGGTCTTAACCTGACTCCTACATTAAAAAAGAAAGGTAGCATACTCACAGGAATTGCTTTGATGCAGGATTATAATATAAACATCGAGGGAGAGAACCTAGTCAAGGAGTTCAACAACTATGCTTGGAAGGTTAGCGGAGTTACCCCTATCGATAGTTATAACCACGGAATAGATGCAGCGAGGTATTTAATTCAATACTTATTAGGCAGAACTGCACCAAAAGGAATGTATGTTGTGAAGTAATTTGTTTGTTTGGAATAAATGTTATATATTTGTCTTGTTTTAATCTAGTTATATATTTAATACTGTTTTTGTTTCATTTGATAAAAGCCATCTTCGGTTCATAGCGGAGGTGGTTTTTTCTTTATATAGTATTAGAGTGCACGAAAGAAACATATAAACTAAAATCAAATTGTTAAATAAATGTTAATATATTTTGGTATATTAAAAATATTATGTAGTTTAGCTTCAAGTTTAACAATTAAAACATATATTACTATGACAATCACACAAATTTTAGACAAAGTTTCAAGCGGTAAAGTATTCTCTGCTAAGTTCATTAAGAAGGATGGCTCAGAAAGAGTTATGAATTGCAGAACAGGTGTTGTAAAGCACGTTAATGGCAAAGGGTTAGCTTTTGACCCAATCAAGAAAGGATTGATTCCTGTGTTTGATATGAACAGCAATGGCTACAGGTTTATTAACTACAACACTTTAATCTCAATTACTATTGAGAAGGAAACTTATAACATAAAGGAATAATGGAAACAGAACTTACAAGATTAGCGACAATAGAATTAGCTGCAATCAGAACATCAATGGAATTGATTGGCGATAATAAAATGAGTGCAACAGTAGCAGCAGAGTTTGTTAGGTTATTAATGGAACAGGTAGATAAAATACAAAATGAAGACTTAATTAACAAAGAACACCTAAGCAATTTAAATACTCATTATGAACGAGAAAATACTAAAGGAAAAGATTAATCTATTGGAATTTAAGATTAAGGATTTATTAGATAAATTAGAACAATGCCAAAACAAAAAATGATATGAGAG